AAAAGCAGCTCGACTCATTCAGCCAGTACCTGTAAAGATTGAGGAAAAGGATGCAAAGACTGGGGAAATTAAAACACTTAACTTCTCTAGATTTAAAGTATTCTGTGTATTTAATATCGATGATTTCGAAGGTGTAGATGATGAGTCCAAAGACGCATTAGAAGCACTTAAGAAAAAAGAATTAAACCTCAAACCTCAACTAAACAGGGAACTTGTTCAACATAAAGCAGAGAAAGTATTGAGTAAATGGGAAGTTAAGACACAACACGGAGGGACTCGCGCTTGTTACTCCTCACTCGAGGACGTAATACGGATGCCTAATAAAGAATCTTTCACAAGCATTGAAGCTTATTTGGCCACACTAGCCCACGAACAGATTCACTCAACCGGGCATAAATCAAGACTAGATAGAAAGCTAGGAAACGCTTTCGGTTCCAAAGACTATGCGATAGAGGAATTACGCGCCGAATTTGGTGCTTGCATAATTGCTTACCGCTTAAAGATTGGCTCCGATATGCAAAACCACGCGGCATATCTAGATAACTGGATTCAATGTCTCAAAGAGGATCACAAGATTTTATTCAAAGTCTTGAGGGATGCAAAAAAAGCAGCGGATCTTATAGCACCTGAGTCTTAACTATACCCAACCTGTCCACCTGAGCACACTTAGAGGGACTACAACGCGCCTAAGTGGTACGGGATGTGCAATTCATCCCGCGTTGTATTGCGGAGCCACTGAGGCCCGCTTTAGAGCCAATCATGTATTTTGATCGCTTTGACATTTGCGCAGCTTATTACTGGTTTGCAAGTGACTATCATTCCGGGCAAAACTCTCAATTCTATAAGTTTTTTGCTCGATTAAATAAGCTTAGATACAGACCATCATTAATGGAAACTAGCATCGATGAATGTTCAGAAAATGCTCAAGAAATCTACAACAAACTAATAGTTAAGCATGGAGTTATTAACTCATGAATAACATTATTAGACCTAATTTTATACTGAGAAGAATTAAAAACTTTTCAGATAGATTAGATGCAATGATTAAACTCAAGGACGCCAAAGCAATAACAGCAAAGCACCTTGACGATTACATTTTTGAAAATGTAGATGACTTGATTAATCCAATAGCTAAGGAGTACAAAGAATGAATCTAAGCATTAACATCAATACCGATAATGACGCCTTTTCAGATTCTAATTTAGGGTCTGAATTGAGTAGAATTCTTACCCGATATGCTGAACAAATCAAAGACCTAGATAGTAATGATTCTATTTATGTCTTTAATGAATTTTTCTCAGACATTAACGGTAACAAGGTAGGACATGCAAAGGCTAGTGAATCATGACTCCATTAGATCCAAAAGTGTACGAAGTATTACTTAAAGAATACAAGGACGCTCTCTTCAAGCCCTCTATTTATTAGTGGGTTTGATGAGGGAATCTTAAAACAATTCTCCTCACCTTCTCACAAGCATCACG